GGGCGCAGCGAAGGTGACGCAGCCGACGACCACGGGCTCAGAGGGTGCGACCCATTGGGAACTCGAAGCGTCCATCGATAACGCGACGTTCTACCTCGCGCAGTCGCCCATCCTCATCGCGACGACACACGTCGATGACACAGTCCCCTACAGTGAGGGGTATAGCGGCACCAGCGGGCCCAACGCCTTTGTGTTTCTGCTCGGGGGTAACGGCATCCTCAGCGCGACCAGTGGTGACTACACCGTCCCACCGAGCGCACAGTTTCTCACCGTCGATGACGACCGTCTCGTGATGGCGGGCAGTTGGACAAGTAATGCCCTCAAGTCTCGGGTGTCGTGGACGCCCGTGAACGGTGACCCCGGCAGCGGCAACGATGAACGTGTCCCCATCGCCTCGACCAACTTCCTCGACTTGGACGCGGGCGAGGGTGGCGGCATCACTGATATGTCGCAAGCCTCGAACGGCTTCTTCTACGTGTTCAAGTGGTCGAAGATTTACAAAATGGTCCGCACGGGAGAGCGGAGCCGAGCGTATGAGGCGTCCGTCGTCAGCAAGACAATGGGGGCCATCCCTGGCAGCGTGGTGAGTGGGTTGGACGAGTTTGGCCGAAGCTGCGTGTATGCGCTGGACCCGTCACTCGGCCCCTACCGCATCGGTGCGAATGGTTTGCAGCTGCACCACGGGATGGGGTCAGTGTCGAACAACGAATCGGCCTGGTATTACATCAATCTGTCGGCCTCCAAACTTTGCTGCTCGGTCTACTACCCAGACGCGCAGCAAGTGTGCTGGTGGGTTCCTTCAGCCGGTGTCACTCCCTTTGTCGCTGCCAACACGCCCAACATGAAGATTGTGCTTCAGGTGGACGCCACCCGTGCGACCGACAACGGCTACGGCATCGAAGGCGGGCTGAGCCTCGCGGATGGACCGGCAGCGAACGCCTTGTGTGCGTGCTTGTTCGCTGACGACGTTGACAACAACGGCCCCTACAGTCGGAACCTCAAGCCCTTTACGGGCGTGCTGAACGACGCCGCAGGGTCGTTCCCCTTCGCGTCCATCCGCATCCACGACAGTGACGACGCAGACGGCACGGACGACGGGGTTAACTTCGACGCAGTCATCTACACCGCACCCATCATGTCAGCGGGTTTCCTGAACCGCTTCGGCGTGCTGAGCGCGAGCACGTTGGTGCGTCCGAACGGGGCACAGTTCGTGTTGGGGCTGGCGCGCGACTTCGGCAACGCTGAGAAGGTCGCAACCATCGACACATCGGGCTCGGAGAACTTTGAGGGCATCCGCACGGTTGACGACATGGCGCTTGCTGACTGCCGCGCTCTTCAAGTGACGCTCAGCGACCCCGCCGACCGCGCGCAGGCTGGCTTCCGCTGGAAGGTGATTCAAATCGCCCTCTCGCAGTCGCAGCAGGAGAAGGGCTGATGCCGTCCTTCAAGTTCCTGGAAAACCTCGGCAGCTCGTGGGAGGACGCCCGCGAGTCTGTGCGTGACGAGCTGCTGCAGTTCCAAGCGGAGCTTCAGCAGGCGCTGCGGTCCATTCCCGATGCCTCGCTGAGCGCGAACATCGCACAGAAAACTGGGGCAAACGTCTTCACCGCGAACCAGCGCATCTCGAAGGTGCGCCCGACGCTTGAACTACAGACACCGGCGAACCTCCCACTCGGGCGCCTCGGGCAGAACACCGCTGCATCCCGCGTGGACGTGTCCTCAAATCTCAGCTACGACGGCACCAACCTCAACGCCGATGATACCGCGCAGGCGTCTGCTCAGTATACGCAAGCGAGCGGGCAGCACAGCTTCTTCACCGTTCCGGCTGGTGGAAACCCGCGCACGGCTGCGCTGGTCGAAATGCTCACCCTCAAAACCACGGGTGTCGTGTCGTTGCCGATTGGGCAGCTACTGTTCCCGGCTACGCAGAACCCTTCATCGAATGTGAACACCCTCGATGACTACGAAGAGGGCAACTGGACGCCCACCGACCAGAGCGGCGCAGGGTTGACGTTCACGGTCAGCGGCGCGACCTACGTCAAGGTCGGCAAGCTGGTGCATGTGACCTTTCAGTTCGCCTATCCCGCGACGGCGAGCGGTGCGAACGCGGTTGTGGGCGGGCTTCCGTTTTTGACTCAAACGAGCCCACCGGGCGGGGTGCTCTCGGAAGCCTACACAGCCAACGGTGCGAATCCGTTGTTTTTGTATGTCCGCGAAAACTCCCAGAACTTTGAGATTTACAAACAGACGGGCGCTTTCTACTCGGTCGCCAACATGAGCACCCAGACGGTGCGCGGCGGCGGCTTCTACATCTCGGCAGCATAGGAACCTTTCATGGCATACAACAAAGTCGCGACTGCGCCCGATGGCGTCCCCGTCTACTCGGACGAGAGCGGCAAATACTACACGCAGAACGCGGACCAGAGCTACACCCAACAGTTTCAGGGTGGCGCTCCCTCGTGGCTGCAGCCACAGGGTGGCGCGCAGACTCCGAGCTACTACAACGCACAGGACCCCACGCATCAAGCCGTGATGTCCGCGTTCCAAGCGAAGGGTATCGCCCCGCGCGACCAGCAGGACTTCCAGTATTGGGTAGACCACATCAACCAGAGCGGGGGGCTCGCCAACGGCTACGCGAACACGGGCGGGTCTGGCACATGGGCGCAGCGGATGGCGAGCGCGAACGGTGGCGTAGGCGACTATCGCACGGGCGGCACACCCATTCAGGGCGGCACGATGCCGGGTGCGGGTGGTGCTCCTCCGGCTGGCGGCTTCACCGTGAATAGCGGCGGGGGCCTCTACAACAGTGGCGGCAGCAACACCCCGACCGACACATCGTCAAAGTCGGATGCTCTCTATCAGCAGCTGCTCGACCGCTCGAAGCAGTCGCTCGCGGTGAACTCCAGCGACCCCGCGCTCAAGGGTCAAATCGACGCCAACAGCGCAGCGACCGACCGCGCCTCGCGCAACTACCTCGCGGACCTCGCGGAGAAGGCGGGGCCACTCGCCAACTTGCAGGGCGAGCAGCGGCTCACCGCTGAGCAGGCTGGACAGTCGGAGGGCGCATTTGCCTCGGGCCTCGTGGGCAACGAAATCGCTGCTCGGCGCACCGAAATCCAGAACGCACTCACACAGATGGGCGCACAGCTCAGCGACGAGCAGAAGAACCAGCTCACCCAGCAGCTCGCACAGCTCGATGCCGCATCGAAGAAATACGCGGTAGACGCGCAGTCCGCGACGTCGGCGGCAAACACCGGGCTCGGTTACGCGCAGCTCGGCAACAACGCTTCCCAGTTTGCTGCGAACCTCGCGAACCAGAAAGACCAGTTCGGGCAGACGCTCGGATACAACTACGACCAGAGCAACCAAGACACCAACCGTCTGCTGGCTCAGCTGATGGCGCAATACGGCTACAACCCCGGCGGAAACGGAGCATAACGTCATGGGCTTTTTCGACCTCGGACTCACAGACCTCCTCGGCATCGGGCCAAAAGCCGCTGGTGCGATGGCGTCCAACCGCAGCACCGCAGCGGGCATGGACCTGACCGCACAGCAACAGTTCGAGAACGAGATGCTGCAGCGGCAGCTTCTGCAGGACAAGGCGAACCACGGCGCAGCCACGACGTCGATGCTCGGTGGGATGCTCGCCAACGAACAGCCCGGCACGCGCCCCGCTGGTGTCGCAGCGTCCCCGTTCGCGTCACTGATGGCGGGCGGCGCTGGGCACGACGCGCTCATGAAGCAAGTTCAGGGCGCACAGGACTTCACCAACAACGGCGGTTTGAAGCTGCCTGCGATGGTGGACCCACGACAGACGGTCAAGCAATACGAGAAGCCGTCCATGTGGGAAAAACTCTTCAGCTTCCTCTAAAAGGTTCTCGATGCCTATCTTTCCCGCATTCCAAGCTCCCGGCGCTGCTGCGATGGACGAGTTCCAGCAGGCGCTGCTTCGTCGCGAGATGCAAAAGCGTCAGGACATGCTCGACTCTCTCCAGCAGCAAGCCGCCGACCAGCGGACCCGTGCCGCTGAAGACACGCACAATCTGTCTGTGGCGGACCTGCAGAAGGCGAACGCGCCCGCAGCGCCCGTCACGCACACCCTGTCGGAAGGTCAGCGCGTCATCGACGCAGACGGCAACGTCATCGCGGAATATGCGAAACCTGAGAAGCCCGCCGAAGGCTTCACGCTCAGCCCCGGTCAACAGCGGTTCAACGCGAACGGCTCGCCCGTTGCGTCGTCACCAGCGGCACCCGCTGAGAACGAAGTCACGCTTAACGGTGACCGCTACCGCAAAGACGAGAGCGGCAACTACCAGAAAGTCATCAGCGGCTACCGCGAACCCGTGACCCCTGCAGCGGGGCCGCAGCCGCAAATCTTCGTGGGCAACGACGGCAAGCCCCGCGCTGTGGTGTTCTCCAATGGTCAGGCGCACGAAGTCGCGCTGCCTGCCGATGTTGTCGCCAAGTCGGGCACACCCGCACCGAACATCGACCCGGTGGAAGCACAGAAGCGCCTCGGGGACATCGACCAGTTGACGCAGGCGCTCGCCACCAACGACAAGGGGCTATCGCATTTTGGCTCCGGCATCATGGACCGCGCGGGTCGCTCGTTCAATCAGGACTACACGGACTACAAATCGCAGCTCGACCGGCTGAAAGCGACGATGACGCTCGACAAGCTGAAGCAGAACTTCGGCGGGCGCGTCACGAACCGCGACCTCGAACTGATGGCAAACAGTGTTGCAGCCATCAACGAGAACATGTCGCCCGCTGCGGTCAAAACTGAACTCAATCGTATTCGCACGCGCGTGGGGCTGCAGCCGGTAGACGGCCGACAGGACCTCGGCGCGGGTTTCGGACCCGGAGGTAAGTAATGCCGCAGAATGGCGAACGCTACACAGACCCACGAACCGGCATCACGGGCGAGTGGGATGGCTCGACGTGGCGCAAGGTAGACAATGGTTCGGCGTCCGGTGTCCCCTCGGACATCCAACAGGAAATGCTCGGCACCCGCCAGCGCCTACAGGACATCAAGAACGGTGCGCCCGGTGAGTCGGGCGACAAGGTAGTAGACAACTCGCGCATGCTAGCGAAGTTTGCGCCGCTACTGGGTGGGCTGCTCGGTGGCGTCCCCGGCTCCGTGGCGGGCTCAGCTGTCAACATGGTAGCGAACCCGCCGCAGTCGGCTGGTGACGCCGCGCTGCGTGTTGCGGGTGACGTCGCCATTCCGGCGGGCGCGAACGCGGGCCTACAGGTTGGCGCGAACGCCATCGAGCAGTATGGGCTCGGTGGGTTGCTCAAGATGCTCGCATCGAAGGGCGGGTCCGCTGCACTCCAAACCGCGAAGCCCATCGTCAAAGGCGCTGCCATAGCGGGCGGTGCTGACATGCTCTCGGGCGGCAATCTTCACAACTCCATCCTTCAAATGTTGTTAGGCGAATCCTCGCAGAAATAGTAGCCCGTATCGGACCCTGGCCGTGACCCCTGACTTTCTTCAGCCCTACGCAATCGCCGTTTTGTCCGTCGCCATTATCCCATCGCTGGGTTACCTGGTGAACAGCACCATCGTTGTGAAGGCCCGACTACAGGCGCACGAGGCAACCGATGCGGTGCGCTTCGATGACATCCAGGAAGCCCTGCAACGGCTGGAACACGGACAGAACGACACCAACAAAAAGCTAGACCGCCTCATCGAGCGGAGGGAACGCTGATGCGCAACCTCACTGCTGCTCTGCTGTTCGTGTTCGCTGCGCTGTGGGCGCTGGTGGCCCCGGATGCTATCGCGTGGCACGAGCGCCATGTCGCGGACTACGCGCAGAACTCCATCATGCGCCTGACCATTCACCTCGAAGATGGGCGCGAGGGGACGTGCTCGGGGTTCGTCATTCAGCCCGGCATCGTGATGACTGCGAAGCACTGCACAGAGGACGGGCCGGTGACTGCGGACGACAAGCCCACCACGCTCATCGCGAGGGATGACCTCTACGACTTGGCGCTGCTGGCGACGGATACCGGCAACCGGCCGGCGCTGCAGCTACGCAGCTCGGGGCTCCTTCGTGGCGAGCATGTCACCGCGATAGGGTATGCCGGCGGGCAAGGCTTCCTGGCGCAGATGCCGGGGTCAGTGATGCTCCTGCGTGCGCGCGTTGAGGCGGACATCGCGCCGTGCGTCATCATGAGCTACATCGGCATTCCCGGCATGAGCGGTGGGCCCATCATCGACAGCCGGGGGCTAGTGGTCTCGGTGGTGTCGAGGGGCATCACGGGGATAGCCTGCGGGATGAGCCCTGAACTGCTGCATGCCTTCCTCTACGGCGCGCCCTGAGCAGCTGACTCTGTGCTAGGCTTTCCCTCGCACCCCGTGTATGAGAGTGGAGCCGGCGACCCGACTTGAACGGGTGACCTGCTGATTACGAATCAGCTGCCAGTGGCTCTCCTCTCAACGGCCGGTGCGGGAGGGCCGTATGAGCAGCTTATCGACCGAGCAGCGAGAGGCGTTTCTTCAGCAGGGATTATACCTGCGAAACTGGTCCCCGCGAACGGTTCGCACGTATCGGCAGTCGATTCCACCGGGCCTCGAACTCACGAAGGCAGGGCTCACCGCATGGGTCCTCAGCCTGCGAGCGCGGGGTCTCTCACCGGGTGGCGTCAATCTTCGCATTCGCAGCGTGAACAGCTTGCTCAGTTGGTTGTTGAGCGAGTCGCTGATACCAGCGCCGTTGAAAGTGCGGCTGCTGCCAGTGCCTCGACGCACCCGAGTGCTCCTCGATGCTGCCGCTGTGCGGGCGCTCGTCCACTGTCCGCACTGCCGCACCCGAACACTCATCCTGTTGCTGCTCGATACGGGCCTTCGCATCAGCGAGGCGCTTCGGCTGGAGTGGGCACACGTTTCGTTCGATGACTGCTGGCTGCTGGTGCGGGGCAAGGGCAACCACGAGCGCCCTGTGCCGTTCTCACAGCCCATGCGAGCTGTGCTCTACCGGTGGTCGCGCACGTCGCGCGATGTTCGCGTGTTCGGGCTGCTGAACTACCGCAACGCCTATCGCGACCTTGCGCGGCTGTGTGCGAGCGTCGGCATCACCCGCCCGGTCCATCCTCATCTGTTCCGTCACCAGTTTGCCGCAACCTACATGGCCCAAGGCGGGGACATCTACCGGCTGTCGCGGATTCTGGGCCATGCCTCCGTCAGCACGACGCAGCTCTATCTGTCGGGGCTGGGCGTGGACTACGTGCGGCAGGGGCACGACGGGCTGACCCCGCTGTGCCGCGCCTAGCGTAGGGGCCTCGTGGACCCCGGCGCTGGTTCTGCGCCTGCTGGCTGCGGGTTGCCCAGCGCACGTTGCCCGGCTCGTAGTTGCCGGCTGGGTTCGGGTAGCGGTCTATGGAGCAGCCCGCCGGCCTTTCCCCACAGGTCGCCAGCATGTAGTCCCTGAAGTCCTCGTAGCTGGACTGCCAGCCCGCCCAGACGACGATGCCGCGCCCACCGTAGTTCTCATACCCCGGATACCTCGGGTCGCCACAGCGGCGCCTTATGCCTATCCAGGTGTTGTGCAGGGTGGTCCGGGTTTCGCCGTGTCTTCGGTTGCCGTGGAAGGGTTTCATCCACTAGGACCTGCAAGAAGCGGGCCAGCATGTAGCGCCCTTCGGGCCAGCTTCGGCGCTGACGCCTCAGCTGCTGCGACCCCTTCGATTTGACGGCCGGCGCCTCATCTAGTGGGAGAGCAAACAGCCGACCTCAACAGGTGGCACAACACTTGCACGTGTATCAGTAGGGGACAGCTCAACTGGGCTTTTTGCCATGAGACGAGCCAGAAGCGTTGGCACATCGTTTGACAGACTGTCCACTTTTGTGGTCTAATGGGTCCAGGATGCAAGACCGCACCGGGCGGTAACCCGGAGACAGAGGGTTCACACATGAAAACCATCATCGTCGCCGCCGTCATCGCCGCCTCGCTCGCAGCCAGCGCCGCACTCGTGAGTGCCAGCGGTATCTGCTTCTACACGGGAGAGGACACCACCCAGACGAAGCGTCTGTGCCACTACCTGTGCCCCACGGCAGGCAACATCACCACGCCCATTCCAATCGCCTACGTCTGCCCACGGTCTGTGGACCGGGATAACTAGCACTCGCACGCAACACCCGCCCGGCATTCCGCTGGACGGCAACACGGAGACAGACACATGAATCCGCACATCAAGACCGCCATCGAAGAAATCGACGGAGCCTTCGGGCCCGACTACGCCAAGAAGAACCCGATGCTCGTCGCCGCCATGCTCCTGCAGCGCGCGGTGCTCGAACTCGCCAACGCGATGGACGGGAGGTAGCCATGAACGCCAAATGGACTCCCGAAGCAGAAGCACTCCGCACCCAACTGCGCGCCGTGCAGCAGATGGTGATGGGCCCCGACAACAGCTCCGACAGCGGCACCGAGACGTTCGCGCTCCTGCTCAGTGACGCTCTGGACGCCACGTTTGACGACATGGAAGACAGCCACGAGGACGGACTGTGCAACGACTGTCTCAGCTCGCTGGCTCGTTATCTGATGGTGGGGAGGTAGACATGGCTCACACCTACTACTTTCATCCCGACAGCGAACCCGGCGAAGTGGTCTGCCGGCGCAACAGCCTCCGGTCCTCGCGCGTGGCAGCGGGAGCCCTTGCTGCCCTGAGTGGGACCGCGCTCAACCGCATCGCGAAAGCCAGCGCCCTCCTGGAGTCCTCACCGATATTTGAGGCTCCCGAGGGCTGGACGACGGCCGACATGGTGAACTCGCTGCTGCGCCTCGAAGTGGACCTTGACGGGGCGGCAGTGGTCACCCACCAGCGCCTCAAGAGCCTGGAGGGTCGGGTCACCCGGGCTATCTTCACGCTGCGCCATCCCACGCTGGGCATCGTGCGCCGCCGGCAGGGCCCGCACCCCGAGGAACAGGCCATGCGGCACCCTCGCACCATCTCGGAGGACGTCCTCTACCGCGAACAGATGGTCTGGGTGGTGGACGGGAGCCCGATGGCGATGGGCCTGGAACCGTATGCGCCCCTCTGCGAAACCTGCCACCAGGTTGTGTTGCCCGAAGGGGCAGAGGGTGAATCAGAAGCCTCGGACTACGAATCGGAGGCCGCATGAGCCCCTCCACGCGCATCGGACCAAGGCTCGTAAAGCCGGTGACCCCTTCGGGTCCTTCGGAAAATGAACCAATGTTTACAGGGGTAGAGTCCTATCCCGAAGGGCCGAAGGACCCCTTAACCCCCCCTGGGGATATTTCTCAGACAACTACCACCACAGCGTTTAATGGAAAGGGGGGTAGGGGGGTGTCTGCCCCCTTCGCCCCCTTCGCCCGCCTCGACGTGGACATCACCAGCTCGGACGACCGGGAGCCTGCGGTGCTCGCTCCACGGCTGTGGAAGCTGGTGGCGCGTGGTCAGCAGAACGACCCCATCCTGTTCAAGGGGCTCACCGGGGCCCTGGTGCGGTTGGACGTGCTCGCGGATGCTCAGCTCCGGGTGACACCCCTGACAGCGCGCGAACTCACCAACGCTGTCTCCAAGGTGGCGCGGCTTCTCGTCTTCACCAAGGACGGCCACATAGTGAAGTCGGTGGCACGCGAGACCATCGACATGATGCTCTCGATGCCACCCGAGGAAGTGCCGCTGCCACTGCTGCGGGCTATCGCACACGCGCCCGTCATCGGCCTTGATGGCAGCATCCGCACCACCTCGGGGTATCACGCCTCACGCGAACTCTACATTCACTGGGATGCCACGCTGCCCCCAGTGCCGAAAAGTCCCGCACAGAAGGACATCGCCAAGGCGCTCGGCATCATCAACACGCCACTGCAGGACTTCCCGTTTGTCGATGACGCGAGCAAGGCGACAGCGGTTGCCATCATGCTACTGCCGTTCGTGCGCTCGTTCATCGACGGGCCCACACCGCTCCACCTCATCGCCAAGTCTACCGCTGGCACAGGAGCGAGCCTGCTCACCGATGTGCTGCTCACACCGGGCATCGGTCACCGAGTCGGCAAGATGTCCGCACCCGCGAGTGATGGCGAATGGTCCTACTCGCTCACCTCAGTGCTGCGCGAACTCCCGCAAGCGGTGGTCATCGACAACGTCCGCAAGCTCGAATCGCACGAGCTGGCGAAAATCCTCACTGACAACTACTACACCAGCCGCATCGTCCAGTCGTCACAAGCGGTGACGCTGCCGGTGCGCTGCACCTGGGTAGCAACGGGCAACAACCCCACGCTGCACCAGGAGCTACAGCGGCGCGTGGTGATGTGCCGGCTCGATGCGAAGTCAGCAACCCCGTGGACCGGGCGCACGTTCGCGCTCAAGAACCTCGAAGTGTGGCTGAAGGAGCATCGCGCCTCGCTCACATGGGCGTGCTTGGTGCTCGTGAAGGCGTGGCTCGTTGCTGGGCGTCCCGCTTTCCGTCAGCGTCATGGGCTCGGCTCGTATGAACGCTACGTCGAGGTGATGGGTGGGCTCCTGGATGTTGCTGGCGTCCCAGCGTTCCTCGCACCCACCACACAAGCTGCGGTCACGCTCGACGTGCAGACCGAGGCAGAGCGTTGGTTCGTGGGTGAGTGGTTCCACCAACATGGGGTGGCTCCTGTCGGCACCACAGACCTGTTGCAGCTCGAAGGGCTCAGCGAGTCCGTGCTTGCGGAGTATCTCAAGACAGTGGACGCCGCCACGCTTGGTTCCTTCATCCGCGAGCTGCGAGAGAAGACGTTCGACCTTGGCGACGAAGGTCGGCTCACTGTCAAGCGACTCGCGAACCACCACACCACCCGCCGCGCGCAGTATCAACTCACCCCCCTTACGGAGCAGAACCGATGAAACCGAAGCAGACCGCCCGGCCGACCGTTGACAAGATGCTCACCCGCGCCTCGAAGCTGCGCGCCCTCAGGAACCTCATCCAGGACTGCCGCGCTGAGCAGGAGACTCAGCATGCGGAGGTCATGGCTGCGCTCCAGGACACCATCGACACCATGAGCGCGGACAACGCCGCGCGCCGCGAGACCGCCATCCTGGAGGGTGTGGCGTATTGCACCAAGACCCTCACACGGCGCTTTCGCTGCTCTCTGGACATCGAGGACATCAAGGGCATCATCGCCCTGGCGGTGACCGAGGCCCACAGCAGCTATGAGCCCACCAAGGGCACCTTCACCACCTACGCCTACCAGCGCGCCAAGTGGAGGCTAGAAGCCAGCCTGGGTCAGGATGTCGTGACACCGTCCCGCACCGACCGCCGCAAGGGCTTCAGGGTTCGCATGGTGAGCCTGGATGCCCCTCACCGCGAGAACGGGATGACTCTGGCCGATGCGCTGGCTGCGCCCCCATCGGTTGCCCACCCGGCTTACAACCAGAAGTAGAGACCCCATGCCAGAGATTCGCATCGCTATCAGCGACCAGGGCCAGTTGGGCGTCAATGTCAGCAATGACATTGCGCCCAACATGGCGCTTGTCCTCGGACTCCTGGAGCTGGGCAAGCACGCCTGGCTCGAACGCGCCAAGCAGCAGGAGCAGCGCGTGCAGCCGGTGACACTGATGCCGGGTGTGCGTTGATACCCCGAACAAGGCTCCCCGAGCCCACACCCGTCTCGAACGTCCCGCCGGACGCGCCGAAGCTCGAACATCTCGCGGTTGACTTCACTTGGCTGCTGAGCACCGGTCAGACCGTCTCCCACACCTCGATGGACGGGGACGCGCCCGTGGAGACCACCGACACCCACTACATCGTGCGCGACACCAATGGGCGCCGCGAGATACGCCGCGATGCCGTGTTGATGTTCGACGTGATGGAGCGCCGTTTCACCACCGACCCGCCCGAGTGGACGCCACGCGCCTAGCACGTCCGCTACCGCCCTCTACGTTGTAACTACTGCAAAAGGAACAGGTTATGGGTAAATCAATCTTCAGCTCGCGCACGTTTTGGACGAACGCACTGGGTGGCGTCATCGCTGGCGCTGGCCTGGCAACCGGTGTGGTCCCGCCGAAGTATGCGCCCGCAGTCGTTGCGACTGGCGCAATTTCGAACATCATCCTCCGACTTCTGACGTCCCAGCCGATTCAGTAGCGTGGCGCACTACACCCGCCGCATCGTTGTCTCGCGCGAGTGGTTCGAGCAGCTTGAGGCTTACCTCCAGGCTGACGAGCGCACCACCGACACCAGCGACCCCGCTTGGCCCCTGCTGCTCGTCACGCCCTACGGCAAGACGCTGGAGTTCGCCCCAGCCAACCGCGACACCGCCAAGCCACCGCAGCGGTTCGTGGTCGTGCCGCGTGAGCTGTTCGACCAAGCGGTGCGAGAACTGCGCTTCGAGTGCAGTCCGACAGCCGACGACCTCACCGAGCTGGTGCGCTGATGGCGCGCCCGCTCAGCGCCACCAGCATCCGCCGGCAAGCCGTCCAGGCGCTCAGGGACGCCATCACCGCAGCCCAGTCGAAGGGTGACTACCAAGCAGCGGGTGCCTTCGCCATACGCCTCGAACAGATGGCTAACCGCCTCGAACGTCGTAGCGATGGGATGGCCCTCTCCCTCACTCGCAACACACCCGCTGGCGAACAACGGGCGAATGTGCGTGTCCATGAATGAAGCGTCTGCTATCGTCCGCTATCGTCCGCTACTGCGCCAGGCTGCACACGAGTGGAGCACCGCGCGCAGCGGTGTGCAGCGCTAACATGCTGAGCGCGCACGACTTGTGGTCCGTAGCACGTCGTGCTGGCGCAGCAGTCGCAGCGCCCGCAGCACACACACACATGACCATCCCCCGGCTGTGCGCCAGTTCCGGCGGGGTTTGTGTTTCGGTGCGCGGTGCGGGACGTCGGCGGGCTATCCCGCCCCCTTTAGTGGTGGTAGCGGCGCAGAAACACCCCAGTAATAGCACATGGCACAACCCTTGCAATGATTGACCTCCACAGCGACGGGCGCATCGTCATCGACGGGGTGGCGTTCTACACCCCTGGCAGCGACACCTACCGGGCCTTCCACCAGGACCTCAGCACCCCCAACGTGCTGCTGCTGGGCCGCAGGGGCTCGGGCAAGTCAACCGCCGTCCGCATGCACCTCCACCGGCTGGCGCTCCAGCACCCCGGCTTCCGCTACCTCGTGGTCAGGAACCACAAGACCGAGCTGCAGCGCACGCACCTCCAGTTCCTGGATGCCGAGATGAAGCTGCTGGGCGGGGACTACGCGAGCACCGTGGGGGAGACCCAATACTCCAACGGCTCCGTGGGCATGTTTGCCGGCTTCGAGAAGGAGGCGGACGCGCAGAAGCTCCTGGGCGCCCAGCTGGACGTCCTGGTGGTCGAGGAGGGCACCATGGTGTCCTGGCAGGTTATCGTGGACCTGGCAACCACCCTACGCGCCACCAAGGACAGCGGGCGCGTCCCGCAGCTCATCATCCCTACCAACCCCTTCGGCCCGCACTGCCTGCCTATCAAGCGGCGCTTCGATGACAAGGACATCACCCAGGACGAGGACCCCGACTACAACCCGGCGGACTGGCGGCTGTTCATGACCACGGCTGAGGACAACCCCGCGCTGGACTTCGAAGCCTACGACAAGCGCCTCAAGTCGCTGTCCAGCCAGAAGAAGGCGGCTTGGCTGTTCGGCAAGTGGGCGCTCGGGGAGGGCAGCTTCTTCGAACAGTTCGACCCTGCGGTGCATGTCATCACCCACCTACCCGAGGTGGATGGGCGCTCTATCCTGCGCCACCCCAGTGTTGCCGTATATAGGGCATACGACCACGGGTTCAGCGATGACCCGGCGGTGTGCCTCTGGATTGCGGTGCTGCCGTCTGGGCACGCCATCGTCCTGAAGGAGATGCACTGGAAGCGCACCCCCATCCGGGAGCTGGCCCAGGAAATCATCGGCCACAGCGTAGACATGCAGATTGCTGAGACTTTCTGCGACCCCACGATGGACATGGGCCGGCGCCACGGGGCGCAGAGCGTCCTGGAGGTGTTCGAAATCAACGGGGTTCCGATGACCCTCAGCGTCAACGACCGCAGCATGCCCTTTGTCCATGAGTGGCTCAGCACCACCATCGACGGTGTGCCGCGCCTCCGCTTCTGGGCGGAGGGTTGCCCGCGCCTCATCGCCACCATTCCCCAGCAGCAGCCCAACCCGACCAACCCCGAGAAGATGAAGGACGGCAACGACCACTGGGTCTGCGCCCTCAGCTTCTTCTGCTCCAGCTGGGCCACCGGCTACGAGCCCCTCCCCAGCGAGCGCGAGCCCGCCTGGCTCAAGAAGATGCGCGACCTCGAATCCCCCAACGTGCTCGGCAACAACGCCGTGCGCCAACGCTAAGGAACCCACCATGCCCGACCCCATTGTTACCGCAGCCCCCGTCGAATCCAGCGCGCTCCCCGAAACCACCGAGAGCATCGTAGAGTCCGCCGCAGCCGACATCCGCTCCGAGGAAGCTACGCCCAGCGAGCCCGCCGGGAGCACCGGGAGCACCACCACCACCGGGAGCACCACAACCACGGGCACGCAGCCGGCGGCGCCCGCTGCACCCATCACCCAGGAGGAGAAGGACGAACTCGCTGAGGCGCTGGGCATCACGGGCGACGGCACCTCGAAGTGGACGACTCGGGTGAACTACTCGAAGGTCCACAAAGCGGTCAAGGCGCTGCGCGAGAAGCAGGAAGCCGCGCACGCTGCCGCCCTCAAGACGCACAGCGAGGAAAACACCCGCTACAAGTCGCAAGTCGAGCGCTTCGACTCGATGGTCAACAACCCGGACCAGCTGCTGCGAGCCCTGGCCCAGGTGAACCCGGCATACGCGGCCTTTGTGAAAGGAGCGGCGCCCGCCGCGACTGGAACACCACAGCGAATCGAGACGATGGAGGACCTGAACCGCGTCATCGAGGCGCAGGTTGCCCAGCGCCTGAAGCCCATCGAGACCGAGCGCGCCGCTGCCCAGTTCGAAGCCCAGGCTATCCCGAAAATCAAGGGGATGCTGGCGGATGCGCAGACGTGGCCCCTGTTCAAGGAGCATCAGCAGGAAATCCAGAAGGCTGTGGCGGCGCTCCCGCAGAACCTCGCGCCCGAAGTCGTGCTCCGCATGGCCTACCAGTCCATCGTGCTCCCCAAGCTCGCAGCCAACCGCGACACCGTCCGCAACGAAGTGATGGCGGAACTGAAGAACCGCCCGCACGCCTCCACGGTGACCACCACCGTGAGCGGCAGGGGCGTGCAGTCGCCCGAGGCGGTGGACACCGAGGACATCGTCCGCCAGGCGCTCGCGAACTTCAAATAGCTAGGGTTTTGAACAGTCAAAGCCTATGTTTTGAGGGCGGCTTACAACTATAAGTGAAGCGGGTAGCAGCATGAGACTCCCAGCCCGGGGGTCGTAAAGCAATACCCACCGTCGTGAGCCTGTCACGTAACCAAGGCACGAAACCCACCCCGACCCGAGCCCGCCCCGTTCCCACGGATAAGCGGGCTCACCTTCCTGCCGGAAGTAAAGCTGGCATCGACTCGACCGAGCCCACCGGCTCACCCGCGTTGCGGCGGTAAAAGCGCACAACCCCGACCCGCTAACCGTTACCCGCAACCCGAGTCAGTCACATGCCTACCATTTCACAGCTCGTTGCAGCCTCTTACGCGGCTGTCGTTTCCAAGAAACCCGCTAACCAGTGGGCAGAGTCAGCTCTGCTCCGCGCCCTCGAATCCGCCGGAGCCATCAAGCGCACCGCGCTCGGTAGCACCATTGAGGCGCCTCTTGACTACCGCGCCAACGTCGGCGCGAAGGTGCTGTCCAGCGACACCGACACGACCTCGACCAGCAAGACCGACGTCCTCACCACGGCTTCGTATGCCGTCGCAGCCATCTCAGTGCCTTTGGTTTGGAGCAAACAAGATGAGGCCATGAACGACGACTCCAAGGTTCAGCTCGTCACGTCGCTTATCGACAACGCGCTTGAGTCGCACGACGACCTCCTCGAACAGAACATCTTCGTCGGCACGCAGAACTTCATCGGGCTCGACACGATGGTCACCGAAGACGGCACCGGCACCATCGGCGGCATCGTGGCCGGCACGGATGTCATGTGGAAATCCAAGTTCCAGGAATACACCAACAGCACCGACATCGAAGCGGTGATGACGAGTGTCTGGAACAAGTGCGCGAAGGGCACGGGCTCCTCGATGACCCCGAAAGTCCTCGTGAGCGATGCGGCCACACAGGCAGTGTTCGAGGGCACGCAGCAGAGCAATCAGCGTTACGTCAACACAACGGAGCTGAACGCGGGCTTCCTGTCGCTGGCGTTCAAGTCCTCGAAATACGTGTTTTCGCCCTACGGCACCGACTCCGTCTACTTCCTGAACTCGAAGAACTACCAGATTCGGGTGTCGAAGTCGATGTATCGGTTCCGCGAGAAGGAAGTTGTGAGCTTCGACAGCGAAGTCTACAAGTCCTCGGTGTTCTCGGTCCTGCAGGCCATCACGGACAACCGCAGCCGCCTCGGCGTGGCGTTCACGTAAACAACCGCTTGGGGGCTGGCTAACGCTGGCCCCCGTTTTCCTTTCTCGGAGTTCATCACATGGCAGCTTATCTCATCGGTGAACGCGGGCTCGTCGGACAGCCCGGCGACGTCCACACGACCGCACAGAATCCCGTAGGCACGCGCTGCAAGGGCATCGACGTCACGGGCGGCGGAGCGGAATACATCTACCTGAAGGGTGTTGCCTCGACCATCGTCGGCAGCGTCGTCACGTTTGACGAGGCGGGCGTTTCGACGCTCATCGCGGCGAACGCCAAGGGACCGGTTGCGGTCGCCACGGCTATCACGGACTCAACCTCCAAGTGGGGCTGGTATGGCATTCAGGGCACCTTCGCAACGGACGTCGTAGCGAGCTGCAACGACAACGCGACCATCGGCCGCGAAACCACGGACGGCAAAGTGGGCGACGGCAGGGCAGCGGGCGACGAAATCGCGAACGCCTTCAGCCGCAACAGCACGACGGGCGCAGCGGTCATCAACTGCCAGTTTGACCATTCGTTCGTGAACGACTTCCTCGGCGCGTAATGCCTTCACGACTGCTCGGATTCGCTCGCACATCCGGTGGGGACAATCTCCCCATCCGGGTGGGCAGCGACGGCGCGATAGACGGAACGGGCGACCCGCTCACGGGAGAAGCGCCCGCCCAAGCACATCTTCTCTTCGGTCGCACGGCCGCAGGTAATAACGTCCCCGTTCTCTGCGACGTGAACGGAAAACTCAACATCGTCTGGAGTTAGCGCATGGCTGACGCGAGCCCGAAACCCGGCGTTCTTCTCTTCGGCCGCACGGCTGGTGGCGACAACGTCCCCGTGCTCGTGGGCACGGACGGCCTTCTGGCCGGCGGGGGTAACCCCTTCGACCAGAACCTCAGCACGACGGACAGCCCGACGTTCGCGGCGCTGCACGCCACCACGGTAGCCGCGACCGGCAAATCGAGTGGCGGTTCACTCGGTTCTACGGCGATTCACTTCTCAGCGAAACCGGCGTCTCCGGCTGAAGGCGACCTGTGCAACTTCGATGACGCCAACAGCGCCACATGGGGCGCGACCATCTCGGCAGGCTCGTCAACCAATCACGTGTTGGCCCGGTGGAACGGGTCCGCATGGACCGTCGTGGGCAAGTAGACCACAACCCTTTTGAGTGGGTATCACACTCGAACGTGCGGAAGGGGACAGCACGCAAAACAAAGTCCCCACCCTTTTTGAGGATGATACCTCCTATGGCACAGAAGAACCCCACACCCGAACCGGCAGACCTCGCGCAGCCCTCGCACGATGAGCGCATGCTGCTCGCGATGGAAGCTCTCGCGAAGTCGAACGCGACCATTGTCGCCAACACGCCTATTCACCGGCTGACGTTTGACGAGTGGCTGGCGAAGCACCCGCAGCCAACGATGCCGTTCCCGGTCCTGCTCAACGGCTACCGCCTCGAAGCCGACATGTTGGACGCTGAGGGACTCGGGCTCCTGCACAAGCTGCAAGAGGGTCGGTTCTTCGGGCGCCGTATCCACGTCTACCAGGACCGTGGCGCGAATCGCACATGGAACATTACGTGGCCCTCGAAGTCGCTGAGTGACCGCATGACCATCATGCAGTATGGCTCGGACCTCACCGCCATCCTGCGGCGCATCACGACTGAGACACCCGACATCACGTAGCACGCGCGACAACTCCGGCACCCTCCGTTATGGGGCGTTCACGATTGAGCGCCCCTCTTTTTGTTTAAGGGCACATGGCTGACACCGAACTACCCGCTGACGACAAGCCGAACGGTGAGAAGCAAGAGGGTGAGGCGGACCCCACCTACGACAACCCGCTTTCCGCTGATGCGTGGCGCACCCGCATCGCCCATTGTAAGCGCGAGCGCCGACAGCTCGTGCAGACGTGGCAGTGGAACGTCGATTATCGGCGTGGCAAGCCGTTCTCCTCGGACTCCGACAGCGACCGCATCAACGTCAACCTCGACCAGCCGTTCACCCGCTCGAAGCACGCACAGCTGTTCTCGCAGACGCCCACCATCGTCCTGACCACCGACACCGACCAGCTCAAGCCGCTGGTTGGACCCTTCGCCAAGCGCGTCAACAACGAGCTGGGCAAGGCGGGCCTCGGCGCAGCGGTAGACGAGAGCGTCATTGACTGCATCAACGCGAGCGGCATCGGTGTCGTGCTCGTGGCATTCGAGCAGCGCACCGAGGAAGTCGATGTGCCGGCGGT